TATCGATCGTGCGGTTTGTCGTTCTTGGAGCTGGTTGTGCCCGGCCACGCATTTGCTTGGGCTTCTCCGTCGGCGCCGGGAATGATGTTGCGCTCGCTCTGGCACAACGAAGGAAGATCTGTTGACTATGCTTGATGGTCTCGTAAAAAATTTGCATCTGCACAACGGACTGAAAACAAACGGGATTCAAGATGAAAATGGTTAATTATATTCCACTTTCAAGCAAATGGAGGCATGATAAGACAGTTTCAAGCCCTGTGCTCCTGGATTTTTGAGCAATTCCGTGATTTGCCCGCTGGCACTCCCCAACATCTCAGTCTGTCAGTGAACAGGGCTGTTTGAGTTTTTACGAGTCCATCATGCTTGTCGCTGAGATATATCTAGACCATAATGCCTAACAAAGAAAACGAAAGGAACCCAAAGCATGCCTGACAAAATTGGAGAACACATTGATCGTCTAATCACGATTGAACTCAAGAACCGGGGCATGCCCCACGACTTCTTGGTTGAACTTTACGAGGTGGCCCGCAAACAAGGGGGCGGGCGCCCGCTGTCGATCCGTGCCGCCGAGGGTTTGATTAAGTCAGTCGGCAAAGGCGATGTGGTGTTTCTGATGACCGGCGCCGGCTATCCACCCGTTATGCCCAAGGGAGAAAGCGACGGTCCCCCAGGCGTCGCGGCCCTGGCCCGAGCTCTTTATATGGGTTTGGGCGCAACTCCCGTCTACGTCTGCGAGGAAGCGCACGCCGACCCCATCGTTGCATCGAGCGAGGCAGCCCACATCATGGTCAAGGATTTCGCAGACGCCAAGGAGAAACACCTGGGCGCCGCAATAACCACCGCCCCCACGGACCAAGCCGGGGTGCCCGCATGGGCGACATCCATCTTCGACGAATACCAACCCAAGGCGATCGTCGTTTCCGAACGCTTGGGACCCAACGAGTATGGGATCATCACCAGCGCCACCGGCTGGGCAATAACGGAGGATTCGGGCATTGTCGATTTGACTCCGGTAATGGACGAGGCACACAAGCGTGGTGTCTTCTCAATTGGCACTGGCGATCACGGCAACGAGATGGGCTTCGGGACGATCCACGAGGACGTGAAGCGGATCATGCCCCATGGTGCCAAGGGCCAGGGCGACACACCGGGAGGCAGCGCGACGGTGGTCAAGACAGACGTTATTATCCCGGCCATGATGTCCAACTGGGGATGCTACGCTGTTGAAGCGGCCTTAGCCTTCCTGCTTCAAAAGCCCGAAGTGATGCACGATCCGGAAATGGAAGGCCGGGTCATCACCAAATGCCTCGAAGCCGGCGGTCTGGAGGCCATGATGTGCTCCACCGCCTTCTCGGTCGACAATTGCGACGGTGAAAGTTCGCAAGCGGTGGTCCAGTTACTGGGCAACATGGTCCGGCTCGGTTGTCAGGCGCCCGATGTGGGCGTCGCCCATTGAGCCTAGCTGTTGCTTATTGATTCGTAAAACTACATTAGAAAACGGAGGAATCCATGAAGAAGAATGATCGCGTAAAAAGTGATACGGGCGGCATTTCCCGCCGCACCTTCAACAAGGGTGTGTTGTCCACGGCGGGGCTTGGACTCGCCTACGGGACCGGCATCGCTCCGGCTTTCGGCCGGGGCAACCGTGAACTGATCTACGGCATGTGGGGGGGCGACGTCGGCAACCTAAGCCCCACCATCCGCTCTGACGTTAAGGCCGGTATTCTGATCTACAACTTATTCGATGGCCTGGTCCGGCCCAACTACGCTAAGGGAACCATCGAGCCGTGGGTGGCCGAGGCATGGTCCAATCCCGATCCCCTGACTTGGCGTATCAAGATCCGCGAGGGGGTCATGTGGCACGGGAACTATGGCGAAGTTACTGCCTCAGACCTGGCCTACACCTGGCAGGTCCACTTGGACACTAAGAGTTGGCAGGTAAAAACCTCCTTCTCCCAGGTCGATAGTTTTAAGGTTGTAAGCAAGTACGTACTCGAAGTGAAGCTGACTCAGCCCCTGGGCGCCTTCCCGGGGATCGCAATGGGCTACGGCGGCCAAATTGTCCCGGAAAACGCTCACCGGGAGATGGGCAACGACAATTTCAGCCTCGCACCGGTAGGCAACGGTCCCTACATGCTGGAATCGGTTCTCGGCTCGGAGGTGATCCTCAAAAAGAACCCCAACTACTGGCGGTCCGGCTTGCCCCACATGGAGCGGATCGTTTACCGGTCGTTCCCCGACGCCAGCGTCCGGCTACAGTCCCTGCTCAAGGGTGAGATCGATTTTCTCACCCATCCCGACGCCAAGGATGTGGTCGGAGCGTCACAGAACACGGACTTCGTCACCCACAGAACGGCGGGGTGGACTTGGGACTACCAGCACTTCAATTTATCCGCCAACGAGGGCATGGCCTACCATAACAAGATCATCCGCCAGGCAATCTCCTACGCCATCGATCGTCAGGCCATCGTGGACGAGATCTACCATGGGCAGGCGACGGTCACCGACAACGCTATTCCGCCGGGCTTCCTGGGGCACCGTAAATCGATGCTCAAATATCCCAAGAACGGCGATCTCGAGAAGGCTCGCGAACTGATTGCCAAGGCCGGCCTCCAGGGCTACGAGGTCGAGGTCATAACGAGCGACAAGGACTGGCTACGCAAGGAACTGGAACTGGTCGCTGCCATGGTCAGTCAAGTCGGCATCAACTACAAGATCCGCAACCTGGATATCGGTAGCTTTAACAACCTGTGGATCAAGAACCTGCCCAAGTTCCAGCAATCCCTCGAGGATATCACCATCGTCGCGCCCGACCCCCATGCGACGGTGTACTGGTTCCTGCACAGCGAAGGCTCGGTGTCTTCGGGCTACAACAATCCGAAGATGGACACGGCGCTGGACAAGGCCATGGCGACCACCGACCCGGCGGGCCGGGCGAAGCTCTATCATGAAGTAGTCGACATGACTTTGGACGATTGCTCGATGATTTACCACCTGAACGCCAACTATACGCGTATGCATAACAAGAAACTGGAAGGCTTCAACCCATCTCCGCAAGAATATATCGAGATGATGGATACCATCCGTTGGAAGGCATAGTCACTCAGTGGTCAATGTGTCGGGCGCCGGTTCCCCGGCGCCCGTTCGACTCTTATTTAGTTGAACAGGCCGGTCCAGGTATGGGAACCCTTACCTGTAATTTTTAGTTGACAGGCTGGTCTAGTCATGGGAACCCTTACCTATCTTTTGCGCCGGATACTACAAATTCCGGTGGTCTTGGTGGTCACCACACTGACCATCTTCATTGTCGTGCGGTAACAAGGTGTGAGTGCGCAGAGTCGCCGTTTTAACGGTGGCTCTTTTTTTGTGAGGTATCACATGGCTGACGAAGAGGCGGTCTCTCGAGTTGACGGCAGTCAACAAGACAACCCGCTAGAGGCGACTGAGGCTCAAGACTCTGGTACACCAGATTATCAGGCCCAGTTACAGGAACGCGATGCTGAAATTTCCAAGCTGAAGAACGACTTAAAAGCGACCACCGGTCGGCGGGGCCGACAAAACCAGACGGAGCAACTCCTCCTTGGCCAAGGCAATGACATCCGAACGATTAATAACCGATTAGATGCCCTAATGAAAGCCATGAGTTCAGGGGAAACGGATAACCTCCCAGCCGAACTATCAGCTATACAAGAACAATCAGCACAGACGCAAGCTACTCTGAACTACGAGACAGAGTGGAACGACCTATCGCAGGAACTGGTGGACAGTGTAGTGGACGATTCAGGCGCAGCTGTGCTTGACCTTCACAACTCCCCAGAACTAGCGTCGGTACGCGAGATATGGACACAGGCCCACGACAAGAGGGATGTTAAAGGTCTGCATCGCGCGATAGCTGAAGCACATAAAGTAGCCCGGGTTGCAGAACGCAAGGTCAGACGCGCACCCGCCGCTCCGGTAGCTTCAGATCCTGAGGAAACTGGTGAATTCGATTTAAGTACCGGACCTTCCGCTGGTGGATCTGGTATGTCCGATGATCGCTGGATGCGTGATGTATACGGGAACTCCGAATACACCGCGAGCACAGACGATCATGCCCGGGCATCAAAGATCCTAGGCGGAGGCCGACGTTAACAAGGAGAGTCTTCGATGGCTGTAGGCGACACAATCACACAATCGCTCGCTGATAGCTTGCCCACAGTGGTGGCAAGTGCCCGGCAAACACGTGAATTTGAAGGTGTCATGCCTAACTTGGTAGACAAAGTTACCCTTGCCGAGGGTACTGGTACCAGTTGGCGTGAGTTCACGATGGCGCTGCTTACTGCCCAGACCGTGACGGAAACCACTCGGTTGGACAACCCGCAGCAAATGAGTGATACGTTGCTGACTATCACCCCTACTGTGGTTGCCATCCAAACCCTGATTACTGACCGCGTTGCATCCCGCATATCTTCGACTGCATACGCCAAGGTCGGTAACCTGGCCCAGAACGCCATCCAACGTAAGAAGGATGAAGACGGTCTGACCGTCCTGGACGGTGCTACCACCTTTTTGGCTGGTACGGGCACAACGCTCACCAGTGGTCATATTGCTGCTGCGGGTCACCGTATTACCAGCAACGCTACTGAGCCGGGCAATGAGCCTATCAGAGCCGTCCTGCACGGGTTCCAGATCAAGGACCTGTTCGACGAGATCACAGCCGGTGTTGGTACTTACAATCTGCAAGAAGGGCCGACCGCTCGTGTCTTTGCAGAGAAATACCAAGGCATGATTGCTAACGTCCAGATCTATGAAGATGGAAATATCTCCATCGACAGTGCCGACGACGCCAAGGGCGGCGTCTTTGCTCAAGAGGCCATCATCTTGGTACAGGGCATCTCGCCCCATACCGAGACCCGACGTGAGCCTCACATCGGTGGCGGTGCCACCAGCGTATTCCTCTATGACGAATATGCTTACGGTGAACGTTCCGCAGGAAACTGGCTGTATGAGATTTTCTCCGACGCCACTTCCCCAACTAGCTAATGAATGTACGGCGCACCATTTGGTCTGAGGCTCATGGCCCCATACCTAAGGGGTGGGTCATACATAATTTGAACGGACAACCTGCGGATGTGCGGTTAGAGAACCTAGCCGCCGTCCCCAGAAACAGTATCTTTCTGGCAGTGGCCCCCTACAGGGAGCGAATACGAAACTTAGAGCTACAGCTCAAACAAGTAGGTAAATAAAATGGCTCAATCAGCTCACGGTAGAATCTGTCTCTTTGAAGATTTCTTTGCAGAAGACCCTGTATCTAATACTGCAACGGATAGGGCACTTGGTAATTTCACTATTGCTGGTCAGG